CAAGTATGTGAATATAACGAAAAAGACAATACTGCAATTGTAATAGACGGTGGCGATTTTACCAACCCACCATTAACATTAAATCCAAACGATAAAAATTACATTGCACGTAGAATTGGTACGAGTGCAGCAACATATAATTCAACAACTGGTGACGCATATTTTGAAGGAGAATATCCTAATGCAACACCACTTATTAGAGTGGAAATGTCAACAAATGACATCCCGGCTATAGCAGTACCATTTGGATTTGCTGCACTGTACAGTACCGTTTCTGGTTCAAGTGCAGAAATGGTATCTGGTTCATACTGGACAAGTCGTTGGAAAAGTACTTCCACAGGAACCCGTGGATGGAACGCTACTGATGCACTTGGACCAGACAGTACATACTACGGATTTGATTTCACAAATAAGAATTCATTAGCTCTTTTAGGACCAGTTGTGAGTACCAGTGTTACCGTTGGTAGTGAATTCTCTCTAGAAGATAGTTGGACAAACACAGAAGTAGCTGGTCAACCAATACTCCTTAGTGATAGAGAAAATAGTAGATATCGTAGTTTTGCGGTACCATTCCAGGGTGGGTTCAGTGGTCTTGACCCTTCTCGCGAAATCGCTATGGGTGCGGCAATCAGAGGTACCAATACACAAGGATTTGACCTTTCAAATGCAGCAGCATCTGGTTCAGTAGAATATAAGAGAGCATTGAGAACATTATCAAATCCAGAAAGTGTTGACTTGAACCTATTGGTAATCCCCGGCGTTATTTATTCACAACATCCATATATTGCACAATATGCAATTGACCTTTGTGAAAGTCGTGGTGATTGTTTCTATATTCTTGATTTAAATACAATTGATGAATCGGTAACAACAGTTGTCAATAGTTACGCAAAAGTAATTGATACAAACTATGCCGCATCATATTATCCATGGGTTCGTATCTTTGATGACGCAACCGCAAAATCAATGTGGGCACCACCATCGGTCGTACTTCCAGAAGTCTACAAGTACAGTGATAATGTTGGAGCAGAATGGTTCGCACCAGCAGGGTTGAATCGTGGTGGAATTCCAGGCGCAGTAGGTGTCAGAACGAGATTGACACAAGCACTCCGTGATACTCTCTACGAAGGAAAGGTCAATCCAATTGCACAATTCCCAGGACAAGGTATCTGTGTATGGGGTCAAAAGACCTTACAACGCCGCTCCTCAGCTCTTGACCGTGTAAACGTTCGTCGTCTTCTCATCACAGTTAAGAAGTTCATTGCAAGTTCAGCACGTTATTTGGTCTTTGAACAAAATACCGAAGCAACCAGAAACCGTTTCTTGAACATTGTCAATCCATATCTCGCCGGAATTCAACAAAACTCTGGTTTGACGGCATTCCGTGTGGTCATGGACGAAACCAATAACACACCAGATATCATTGACCGTAACATTTTGGTCGGGTCTATCTATCTACAACCTACCCGTACCGCAGAATTCATCAAGTTGGATTTCAACATCCTTCCAACTGGTGCAACGTTTGATACTATCTAATTTAAAAACGTCTATTTTTTCGTAAGAGACTATTTATATAAAATCTCAAATTATGTTTGGAGAGTAATATGCCACAACTGGTCAATGAACAAGAACTGTTCTTTACGGCGTTTGAACCAAAAACTGTAAACCGATTTATAATGTCAATTGAAGGAATACCTGCTTACGTAATTAAACGAGCAGTACGTCCATCATTAACACAAGAAGCAAAAACCTTAAATCATATCAATTTACAACGTTATGTCAAGGGACGTACTATATGGAACACTATGGAAATAGAATTGTACGACCCAATCGTTCCGTCAGGTGCACAAGCAGTCATGGAATGGGTTCGTTTACACCACGAATCAGTTACCGGTCGTGATGGATATGCAGAATTCTATAAGAAGGATATTACTATCAATGTCCTTGGACCAGTTGGTGATAAGGTTGAAGAATGGATTCTTAAGGGCGCACAACTTACCAAAGTTGATTTCGGTGAAATGACATGGGACAAGGATGACCCTGCAGGAATCGTTATGACCATCCAACCAGATTACTGCATTCTCAATTACTAATTTTTATAAAAATATACAAAAACCTCACGGTAAAACGTGGGGTTTTTTGTTATATACCAATACTTTCTGATACTTATAGTAAGGTATATTTTTCCGAGAAAAACTATGGCAGAAATCACTGAATTTAATATCGGTCAAGGGGAAACTTTTAAAGTACTGGCAACTGTAGAAAATGCCGATACTGGTGGATACTTGGACATCACCGATTATACATTCCAAGGTCAAGTTAGAGAAAATTACACGACCACAGAATTAGCTGCATCATTTACGATTACAAAGTTAACACCACAATCGTCTGGTAGTTTTTATATTGAGTTAACACCTACAGATACAAGTAATCTTACCCAACGAAAATATGTATATGATATCAAGATGACCAGCGGTTCAGTCACTCGCCGAGTTCTTGAAGGATACTTTGTCGTTCGTCCAGCATCTACGAGATAAATAAATGGCAGATTTTAGTACTGGTATACCAAATATACGAGTCATTATACGTGAAGCTTCTGATGAAAATTTAATCGCACAGATTCCCAACATTACGGTTAAATTAGAAGAAGGTGCGCAATATAATGTCAATGTGGTTCCAAATAGTATATCTCCCCTCCGTACAGGTTCGTTTAATACGTATGCCGATTTTGCAGGAACGGCGTATACTGCATCTATAGCTCAATATGCATTATTGTTGAGTGGGTCAGTTGAATCTTCTTCGTACGCGCAATTCGCAGTTACCGCATCATATGTAAGTGGTGCAGCAAGTGACTGGAATACATTGTCAAATAAACCAACTGGAATAGTATCATCATCCAACCAAGTATTGGATTACAATATATTTGCAACCACTGGGTCTAATATATTCGTTGGTAATATTGAAGCGCCTTCATTTACTGGGTCATTATTTGGAACTGCTAGTTACGCAACCACTGCACAATTTGCATTAACCCCTTCAGGAACAAGTGGTACATCAGGTGAATCTGGAACAAGTGGTTCATCGGGAAGTAGTGGAACTTCTGGTAGTGGTGGTAGTTCCGGAACATCCGGCTCAACAGGTAGTTCAGGTTCTTCTGGAACAGGTGGTAGTTCTGGTAGTAGTGGAACATCAGGTAGTTCCGGTTCCACAGGTTCTTCGGGTAGTTCGGGTACATCAGGAAGTACTGGTTCCTCAGGTTCTACAGGTAGTTCAGGAACCTCAGGTTCATCAGGTAGTTCTGGCTCATCAGGTTCAACTGGTAGTAGTGGAACTTCTGGTTCTTCTGGGACAAGTGGTAGTGCTGGGTCATCAGGAACCTCGGGTACAGGATTTACCACTATATCCAATGCCTCAAATGATAGATTATTAACTTCTGATGGTACTGCAAATGCCGCAGTTGCAGAATCAAATCTCACATTTAATGGGTCGGTATTAAACGTAGTAGGTAGTGTATCAGCATCGTCAGGATTTACTGGGTCATTATTTGGGACCAGTAGTTGGTCTAATTATGCAGTAACCGCATCTTATATTTCTGGTGGATTGGCAATACCTAATGGATTAAATATTTCTGGTTCGTTGATTGTAACAGGGTCAGAAATAATCACAGGTTCGTTAAATGTTACACAAGGTATCACTGGTTCCTTGTTAGGAACTAGTAGTTGGGCAAATAATGCAATAACAGCAAGTGCGGCAACTAGTATAACGTTTACTACGTTTTCTAATACTAGCTATTATTTTCCCCAAGATGTACGTGTTGAAGGAACATTAACTGCACAGGAAATACGTACCGAATATGTTACGTCATCTATCATTTATGAATCTGGTTCAACCAAATTTGGTGATAGTGCAGATGATACACATCAATTTACTGGTTCAGTACTAATACAAGGTCCAGTTACCAGTTCTGCAGGATTCTTTGGAACTGCAAGTTGGACAAGAAATGCAGTGTCATCATCATTTACACCAGTTGGTCCAGGTACATCACAAAGTATTGCACTATTCAATTCGTCAAATACAATATCCAGTTCGGTCATATTCCAGTCCGCAAGTAATATTGGTATCAATACAACATCACCAAACGCAACACTAACAGTCAACGGTAACGCAAATATCACGGGGTCATTCGGTGTCACGGGGTCGTTAAATGTTAGAACAACGGGAAGTGCAGGAAGTGGAAGTATTATCGCAGGAACTACAGTTGTCAATCCAATAGGTGGACTATTAGAAGTATACAACAATGGTGCAAATTCTACATTAACCATTCACGAAGACGCTGGTACTGCGGAAGCACAGTTGTATTTACGCCGTGGAGGGGACGATTATCTTATACGTGCCAACCAAAATGGGTTACAGTTCCAAGTAGAAGGTGGTGGTGGTACGGTCGCAATGACGATAGAACAAGAAACATTTAACATCGGTATTGGTGCGGGTGCTGCAGCAACTCCAAACGCACGACTACAAGTTTCTGGTTCTAATTCTCAATCATTGTTGCATGTTAACTCACCAAGTGCTTCAAATGCATTGGTGGTCAGTGGGTCGGGTAGAGTGGGTATGGGAACCGCAACTCCCCGATATGCATTACATATTTCTGGAAGTGGTGCAACCGTTAGACCAGAATTATATCTTGAAAGTTCAAACGGTACATTTGTGTATCTTGGTGCGGAAAATACAGTTGCTAGTATTGACGTAGGAAACAATCGTGACCTTGTGTTCTACAATACAACGAATAGTGTAGCAACACAAAGTATGGTCATAAAGGCCAACACGAATGTGGGTATTGGTACGTTAAATCCAAATGCAAAATTAACTGTTAGTGGTAGTGCAAATATCACGGGGTCATTGAATGTCAGTAGTTCCTTAACAGTCAACACCAACACCTTATTTGCCGATGCGACTAACAATCGGGTGGGTATCAGAACATTAACTCCTCAATATGCATTACATATTTCTGGAGGAGCCGACCCAACCAATCCAGATATATTTGTTGAACATTCAAACGGAAATAGGTTATATATCGCAGCAGAAACAGGATGGGCAACAATTGCAGCAGGGAATCACGATATTAAAATTAATAATAATTCAACTAGTTCTATTGTTATAAAGAGTGACAATAAAGTTGGTATTGGAACGGATGCTCCGGCAAATAAATTACAAGTTCAAGGAAATGTATCCGCGTCATCGTATACCAGTTCCATTAACAATGCAGTTGGATTCTTGGGAACCGCAAGTTGGGCACAGAATGCGACATCGGCATCATATTCTTCAACTGCATCGTATGCGTTAAACGCAGGTAACAGTAATACAACTGTACTTATTAGTGGAAGTGCACCAAGTAATTCAACCACTGGTTCTCTGTGGTACGATAATACCACCGGTAAAACATATGTGTATTATGTGAGTGCGTCTGTTGGGTCGTGGGTATTACAATCCGACCCCACATATGACCCCGGTCCAACTTTACAAAATTTACAAAATGTTACAGATATCGGGAACACAACAACAAATCAAATAATCATTTCTAATACAACCGCCGCAACTGATAGTGGTTCTGGTGCATTAATTGTTAGTGGTGGATTGGGTGTAAGTGGAAATACCTATACGGAACAATTAGTTGCAACATCTATTACGGGTTCACAAGTATCTGCATCAGCATATATTGGACAACAATCATCACTTATATATGTAATTGATGGTGGTGGACTTACAATTCAAACTGGCGTGAAGGGAGATTTGTATGTTCCATTTAATTGTACGGTAACCGAGTGGGTATTGATAGCAGACACCGTAGGTAGTATAGTAATTGATGTGTGGAGTGATGCATATGGTAGTTACCCGCCAACAGTTACCGATACAATCGCTGGTACAGATTTACCGACATAATCTTCAGTAAATAAAAACAAGAGTACGGTATTGACGGGATGGAATAAA